GCTTATTATACACACTCTATTCAGTTATTAGAAAATAAAGATCAATATGATTACGATATAATTACTATTCCTGGTGTAACAATCCAAAATGGTAGTGTAGCAACAACTCAATTAATTAACTCAACAGTTGAAAGAACAGACGCTATCGCTGTGGTTGATACTAGAGATTATGGTTCTACAGTTAACCAAGCTATAACAGCAGCAGCAACAGTAGATTCAAGTTACGCTGCAACATACTGGCCTTGGGTTTGTGTATTATCACCAGAACAAGGTAAATTTGTTTGGGTACCTGCCTCTACATTAATACCTGCAGTATACGAAGCAAATGATGCTTTAGGTGCTGAATGGTTTGCACCCGCTGGATTTAACAGAGGTGGTGTAGGAGGTGCAGTTAGGACTGAAAGAGCACTTACAGCCTCAGATCGCGATAAATTATATGCTGGAAAAGTAAACCCAATCGCTACATTCCCAGGCAACGGACCAACAATATTTGGTCAGAAAACATTACAAACTAAATCTACAGCTCTTGATAGAGTAAACGTACGTAGATTATTAATTGAATTAAAACGTGTAATTGGAAACATTGGAGAAGGATTGTTATTTGAACAAAATACAGCCGCTACAAGAGGTAGATTCTTAACACAAGTAAATCCATACTTAGAATCAATCCAACAACGTCAAGGACTTTACGCTTATAGAGTAGTAATGGACGAAACAAACAATACAGCTGATATAATTGATAGAAATCAGATGGTAGGACAGATTTTCTTACAGCCTACTAAAACAGCTGAATTTATCGTTCTAGACTTTAATGTAACACCTACGGGCGTATCGTTCTAAAAAATAAAAAAGACAATATTTATAATAAACATAACTTAAGATGGCAGTAAAAGATCCCAATGAAATAATGTTCACCGCCTTTGAACCAAAGGTGCAAAACAGATTTATCCTGTACATTGATGGTATTCCATCATACCTAGTAAAATCTGCATCTGCACCCGGATTCGAAGCTGGCGAAATTATCCTAGATCATATCAACGTCTACCGTAAAGTAAAAGGTAAAGTAAGATGGAATGATATGTCTTTATCACTATATGATCCTGTAACCCCTTCAGGTGCTCAAGCTGTAATGGAATGGGCCCGACTAGCTCACGAATCAGTAACTGGTCGTGACGGATACTCAGATTTCTACAAGAAAGATTTAAACCTAGATATATTAGGTCCTGTAGGAGACGTGGTTTCTCAGTGGGTAATCAAAGGAGCATATTGTAAGACTGCCACATTTGGTGAATACGATTGGAGCGCTGATGCAGCCGTTGATCTAAGCCTCACCATTGCAATGGATTATTGTATCTTAAATTACTAAAAATACCCCAACCCTCCATACCTTTGAAAAATGGTGTTCCACTTGGAACACCTTTTTCTTTTTTATATATTTATATCCACAAATTAGTTATTTTATTGTATGGAAGAACAAGTTACAGAAAACAAATTTAAATTTCCTACTGAAGTCGTTGAATTACCATCTAAAGGATTAATATATCCTAAGGATAATCCATTGTCTTCAGGTAAAGTAGAAATGAAATACATGACTGCTAGGGAAGAAGACATTTTAACTAACACAAACTATATTAATAAGGGTATTGTGTTAGATAAATTAATTGAATCATTATTAATATCTAAAATTGATTATAATGATATCATTACAGGAGATAAAAATGCACTATTAATTGCATCTCGAGTTTTAGGTTATGGTAAAGATTATACTTTTAGAGCTTACAGCCCGGATACAAAACAAATTGAAGATTTTACTGTAGATTTATCAACTCTAAAAGATAAAAATTTAGATCCTAAAGATTTAAAAGAAGAAGGTGTAAACGAATTTGAATTTACTTTACCTTTCTCTAAAAATGTAATTACTTTTAAACTATTAACCCATGGAGACGAGAAAAAAATAGAAAAAGAAATTCAAGGTTTACAAAAAATTAAAAAAGATAGTGCACCTGAAATTTCTACTCGTTTGAAATATATTATTACTTCAATAGATGGGGATAGAGAAAAGAAAACAATTAGAGAATTTGTAGATAATTATTTATTAGCCCGAGATTCTAGAGCATTACGTGAAGAAATTAAACGTATAGCCCCTGATGTAGATTTGGTATACCAGGGTGATGATGTAGAGGAGGGCATCAATATACCAATCAATCTTAACTTTTTTTGGCCTGACGCCGGAGTATAGGCAACAATTATTTTCACAAATACATGAGATAGTATTTCATGGCCAAGGAGGATATGATTGGCATACTCTTTATAATATGCCTATTTGGTTAAGAAACTTTACTTGGAGGAAATTAGAGGAACATTATTCAAAACAACAAGAACAAATTGATAAACAAAATAAAACTCTAAAAAATACCAACGAAATTCAAAGACCTAATATTAATCCTAATAATGTTTATAATGCATCAATGCCTACTAAAAAGTAGGCATTTTTCATATTTATATCATATAGTTAAATAATGGCTGAAGAGAACAATACAGATAAAACACGCCAAGAGTTTCAAAGTATAGCAGAAGAAACTGCTGCTATATTTGGGAATACTCTTCGTAGTATAGCATCAAACTTCTCTAAAGAATTAAGAGATAATGCTAATATTTTAGATGATTTAGGTAAATCTCTTCTTAGAGGATTTAAAAATGATTTAAATTCTTTAGCTCGATCTGCTTCTTCAGTATTAGATATTCAACAAGGGTTATTAGATGGAAGTATTAAACAAAGAGATATAGCAAAAGCACGACAAGCTATTGATCTTAAACTTAATAAACTTTTACAATCTAGAAATGAGTTAATTTTAGAAAATGGTAGATTAACTAAAAAACAAGAAGAAGATTATAAAAGAGCAGTAGCGGTTGCTCGAGAACAACAAAACGTTCTTGAAAAACAAGAAGCAACTTTTGAAAAAATAAATCAACAATTAGGAGTAGCTGGAGGGGCTTTTAAAGTCCTTGGCACAGCTCTTAAAACTTTTGGATTATCAGACCCTTTTCAAGATATAGTTTCTAAAACAGCTGCAGCTAGAACTCAATTAAAGCTTAACAATGAAGAACTTGATAGTATTAATAATAAATCAGGTAAACTTAGTGAAGTTGATGAGAATAGAAAAAAACAACTTACAGATCAAAATACAAAACTTAAAACTCAATCTTCCCTATCTAATCAAGTAAAAGAAGGATTTAAAGAGATATTATCTGTTCAAAATTTAATTGCTGCTGCGGGAGCACTTATTTTAAAAAGTATTTTAGAAATAAATAAAGCCCAAACTGATTTTAGAAGAAATGTTGGTGCTTCATTACCCCCATTAGATACTTTAAATACTAGTTTAATTTCTAGTACCCAATATATTAAACAAGCAAATAGTTTAGTAGAACAATTTGGATTTAATGCTGCAGTTGCATTTAGTAAAATAAATATTCAAGAAGCTACTGAATTAACTAATTTAATGGGCTTATCAGCTGAGGAAGCTAATAATTTAGCAATGTTCTCTCAGGCTAATGGTGAAAGTCTAAAAGATAATGCAGCCCAAGCTTATAAAAATATTAGTCCTTTACTTTCTCAAAGAAAAGTATTACAAGAAGTTGCAAACATAGCTCCTTCAATTGCATTATCATTTGGTGGTAGTGCTGAAAATTTAGCAGAAGCCGCTTCTAATGCCCGATTATTAGGACTTAATTTATCTCAAGTAGATAAAATTGCAGAAGGACTACTAAATATAGAACAATCTATAGCCTCAGAATTTGAAGCAGAAGTTATTACTGGTAGACAATTAAACTTAGAAAGAGCAAGATTTTTTGCTTTAACTAATAATATTGATGGTGTCACTAAAGAAATAGCTGCTAATCAAGAAATAATAGATACTTTTGCAACTGGAACTAGAATAGAACAAGAAGCTATTGCTGGAGCTTTAGGATTAAGTAGAGATGAAATATCTAAAATGATATTTAATCAAAAAATCCTTGAAGAGATGTCTATAGAAGAAGCAGCTCGCCAATCTGGAATGTCTATTGAGGATGCTAAACGTCTTAGTATACAAAATAAATTAAATGTTGCCATTGCTAAAATGGGTGAAGCCCTAGCTGGGCCCGCAGAATTAATAGCAGATTTTTTAGTTTCAGTAAAAGGAATTCTTCCTTTAATTTTAACTATTACAGCAGCAACAAAAGCTTATAATATAGCTTCTACAGTCGCTCTATCACTCCAGGCTAGGCTTCTTCAAATGAAAAATAAAGAATTATCTAAGGAAGCAGCAATATCATCTGTAAAAGCTTTAGGTAATCCTATAGCTGCTGCAGCAGGTATAGCAGCAGCTGCTATAGTAGCAGGAGCTGCACTTTACTATACAACTAAAGCCGATGATATGATATCATCTCCTACAGGTAAAGGAGGATATGGAGATAGATTACTTTTAGGACCTGAAGGAGCAATTTCATTAAACAATAAAGATACAGTAATTGCAGGCACAAACCTAGGAGGAAATCAAACACCACAACCACAAATCGATTACGATAAATTAGCAAACGCTATAGCATCAGGTGCTGAACGTGGTACTTCACGTGCTAGCGTTAATACTTTCTTAGATGGAAATCGAGTATCTTCAAACTTACAAGTATCTAATGTTATAGAACAACGACAATACGCAGTTTAAAATATTTATTATAAACCCTAAATTATGAGCATTTTAGATCTATACAAAAACCCCGAATCAGCAGCTAACCCAGATGCTGGTAGACAAATTAGATTCAAAACAAATGAATCTGATAAATTACAAGACACTTATAAAGCATATAGTGTAAATGATAGAACATCATTACAATTATCCCAATTACACACAGAAGGACCAGAAGAAGGACCTAAAGACTTTGGATATTCTATAGACGGAACCCCAACAGCCCAAACACTTGGTCTTAATAATAAATTGTATGATGCTACAGCTAAACTTCCTTCCCAAATTGCTTCTAATAAAGTAATTAATGGACCTGCAGGAAGTGGACATGAACAAAAATATAATCCTAGAGAAGGATATATAACAGCAGAAGTAGACGCATTTTTAGCCCAAAACTTATCAAACGAAGTATTTCTACTATAAATGGCCATTACCTTAACCTTAGAGGAAAGGCTTAATGCGCAAGAAGCTACAGCAACCCCATGGGGTGGTATAGGTTCTGAGTTAGATAAAAAACCATTTGAAAAAGATATAGCTGGAGGTGGATACTCAGGTTTACCCTTTATTAAACAAACCGTACCTAAAACTTTAGGACAATATTTTTCTTTAACTACTGAAGCATTAAGTTTAGATTATCCCATTAGAGGGGGATCATATGAGGAACTCGCTACAAGACGAGATTTTGCTCGTATTG